GTTAGTTAAAACTAACGGAGAAACGTTGTTGTCGTTGATGGATTGTATTGTAAGGCTGACAATGTTTTCACCCGCCGAAGAAACTCCGGTGGTCATATCACCTCTTGTACCCTTGAACGTATACTTTCTTCCACCAACAGTAAGAACTAACACCGCAAAATCAAAGTTGTAGAAAATATCCTGCAACGCGATTTTGTTTCCACCGGCTCCGGTTGGTACATCACCCGTTGTAGTCATAATTTCTTGAACTTGGCAGGTAACACCATCCATCAGGATTTCTTCATGCACGATCAAATCGTCAATGGAATTAATCGTTGCTCGGACGGTTGCCGCGCTAAAAGAAACCCCTGCAAGTTTTCCTGTCAGGGAGTTAATGCTTGCCCCGGTTCCATAAGTAATAGTTCCGTTTGATGCCCGAGTTCCACCAGCAATAGTGGCCTCTGTAATCAGTCGGCCTTTGATAAACATTCTTGTTGCCATTATTTAGTTACCTCTTTCCAGTCGTAGACCTCGGTTTCGTCTGGCACTTTGACCGCACCAGCAGGAACCGGCTCTTTGTTTCCGATCTCAACAACACGTTCAAGCACAACTTTTCGCAAAGCCGCTCCCACAATGTCTGTTTGAATTTCCTTGATTTTCATTTTTTACCTTTTGATGATAGGGTCAAATGCCTTATCTAATGCCGCTTGTACAAAGACAGGCAAAACTTCTTCTATCCGTTTTCGGATATGCTGGTCAATTTCCCGCTCAACGGTTAACCCTGCAATTCCATGTTCCAGCGCGCTAGCGTGAGGGGCGGTATTGTGAATTCCTATTAAATTGATTCCGGTTGCGGTGGTTCCATCTTGATATTTAAGCCAAGAATTGTAGAACTCACCACTTTGTTTATTGATTACCCGTCGGTCGCCGTATGGATAAAAAGAGGATTTGGGAGACACTTTCTTAAACGTAACTTTTTTAGATCGCCCATAGTATTGAACCATCTTTACGGATCCCTTTTTGGCCGAGTAAGGGTGGCCCATGTCGGCAAGATCATCATACGAATAAGTTCCGCTTGATTTAAGCTTTGCCATTGAGATTGCTTCTTTAGCGGTCTTCTCAAGCGCGTCATTGGCCCCGCGAACAAGATTGTTTCGCACTTTCTTTAAGTCCCTTACCAAGTCTTTGAGATCAGCCATTATCCAAACGGGGTGACATGAAGCCCGGGGTTATATGTCAATTGGACTCCAAGCAATGGAGTTTTTGATTCCAATTTTAAGACGGAATTGACGCCGTTAGATGCACCAGAATTTATTTCGCCGTCATCCTCAAGCGTAAAATTGACGAACGGAGTTGCGGAAACAGCTTTGTTGCGAATTGCTAGCTGAAGGGCCGCGGCATTGGTTGACAACGTGGTTTGAGATACCGCCGTAGTCCCACCAATGTTTAGTCCATTGGTTTGCTTGTCTACGCGAGAAATAACAATTGGCAGGTAATAAGATTGTCGGTCAATAGAATAACTAGCGTTCATTTGATCACCGTATTCTATGACCGCAATAGGCAAAGCAAGTGAATTGTTGGCGGTAGAACTGACAATGTTTTTTTCCAGAGCTTGAAGCGTAGTAAACACTTGGCTATCCGTCATGCTCCATGTAGACTTGATAATTGTTTTAATCTCAAGTATTGCGTCTTCAAAGTAACTCATTACGGTATTCCTCCGGGCGGCGGTGCAACAATAATTGTTCCGGGAGGCGGTGAAAGATTAAGATAAACTTTTGACCTACCAAGAAGATCCCGTCTTTTTGTGTCGCCCATTACTCTGTACCAAGAGCCAATGTCGGGAAAATAAACGTAATCTTCTGGTTCGACATCGTAGTTGTTGTCAAACGTTACTTTGTCGGAGGTGCGGATGTTGTTCTTTTTATAGTTACCAACGCCCGTTTCGTTGTCGTAGTTATTGGTAAAATGACGGTTGCACGGGACACCGGAATACACTTGTTGACACCCGGTGTAATCACCATTGGCATCTCTATCGGACAATGAATACCGGTACACGTCCATAGAATGTTTATCAAAAACACGGGAGTGAATGGTAGGCATTAGATTAGAGGTGGCTTATTCCTTCGCATGAAATCGCGTAGCGGTCGTTTTAATTGACGAGCGGCGGTATCAAACAGATCGTCCCAACCAAGCGTCTTAGACGGCAAAGCATCCATAAACGTAATGTCTTGGTCTTCGTCGCGAATTGTTTTTACTGTTCCACCAAGATAAGCGTTGGCCCTTGCGGAGTTGATTACCGTTCCGGCCGCTCTTGCCCGCACCGCCGTCCATGCAATGGCAGGAATCGCGCTAGCGTAGCCCCACGTTGCGGTTACGCCAATATTTGATCGGCCTTGGGGAAAGAACGAATAGTAGCCGTAAGGAACGTTAGGTGGGCCTTGTAGGATTTGTATTTGTGTTTTAGGGTACGGTTTGCGCTCCACCTCGTGCCATTGAGTCAACGTAACGACACCGAGAGCGGGAACCGAGAAAAATTGAATAGCTGTAACGTCAACGTATTCTTCAACGTCCAGCAAACCCGTGCCGGATCCGTCAAAGTAACGGGTTTCCGTAACAGGTTTTAAGGTTCGACCGGTGCGGCGGCTAAGTTCTTCAACCGCCGCATCAATCGCATTTTGAATCATGTCCGTAGTAATGCCCGCATTAAGCGTCAATCCATTAGCGGTAATGTAACTAGACACTTCCGTAGTAGTTGGCCAATTGGCATAAGATACAGGCATGATTCAGAACGTTATGGTCGTGCGCCGACTACGTCAGCGAGGTAAGTGATCGTTGGGGTTGATCCCGCACCAGCAATAGTTGCGGTCAATCGAACCTTAGCCGCTGTACCAGCACCAAGAGGGAAATCAATCGGAATGAAGATTTCGTTTGCTTGGGCGGTTGTGGTAAGGGTGATTGTTGGAGCGGTGGTGGAAGAAACATAGTTTGTTCCGTCAAGGCTCATATCAACCGAGAACACAACGGTGTTGGATCCGGAAGCGTTTGTTGCGGCCGAGTAAATTACCCGTGCGAACAAAGGCTTTGGCCCAATACCGTATGGAACGGTAATTGCCGTTCCATTAGTTGTTGAGGTAACAGTTGTTACCGTTTGTAGAATTAAGAGTCCATCTGCTGCCATTTTAGCTCACCTTAATGTTGTAGACGCGAGCGATTGCACGGGTGTACGCTTGGTACAGACCGGTTGGCCACTCAAGGAAGATTCGGTACATGGACGGTGCGTCTGGTCGCAATCCAATGTTGATTGCTTGCAGAGGAGTCATCTGCCATCCGCTGAACTTATCTTCGCCGTAGTTAACTGCATACATGGAAGTAAAGGTGCTAGCACCGTTTGCTCCCGCAGCTGTTTCGGTCGAAGTAATGATTTCAGTTGTCTGGTCAGCTTTCACACCAACGCTTCGCACCACCGCGTTTCGGTAAGTCATCACCCGTCGGCCAAAGGCGTCTTGAGTCATGTCGAAACCGCCACCAGCACCAAGTTGCCGAACGGCAGCTGCAAACCGTCGTCGGAGATCCCGATTCATGTAGATAACTACATTGTCTCCGTCGGGGTTGCCCATTTCGTCCAACATTTGGTCGGTAAGCCGAATGAGAGTGTTTGCGTTAGCGGTCGAAAGACCAGCGTTAGAAACGTCAACACCGTTACCGTTGATCTTGCAAGCCGCGTTCGTTCCCCATTGGGTTGTATCGTCCAATCGTTGTCGGATACCCACCCAAGCGTCAGCGTTACCTGTAACGTGGTTGTTGTTAAAGAACTTGTCGGTCATATCGTAAGACCATGACTTGAGCATCATATCCGATTGAACCGAAGCAGGGTTGCCCACCGCATTTTGATCCATGAGAATCAATCGGTCAATGTCAATGAGGTTTGACAAGATGTAAGCTTGCTCTTGGAAAGGTGCAGCGGTTCCGCTTGCAACTACCGAGTCAGCGTTGAGCTTTCTCCAGTTAGCGGCAGGAAGGCCACCGACGATCCGTGCGCCGTTAGCTTTGAGAGTGCCTTTCGTAGCGAAAGGGATGTCATTGAGAACACTAGACACATCAAGCAGCGAGTAGACGATTTTTTGAATCAGAGGCTCGTTGCTCTGAAACGCATACTGCTGGAGTGTTAGTGATGCTGAGGAAATACCTGTAGGCATAGTTTTATTGTTTCTCCATTAAGTTCGTCTCCACGCAATTAACCACCGTGGGAGTGGGGATGACGAGTCTTGTCCTAAGACAAATTATTTTGGCTGAACCCCAGTCATTGGAGTTCCCCCTACTGGAGTGACGGATGTAGTACCGGGTAACGATTCCCGAATTACATCTCCCCACCCAATTTTGCCCCAATCAGAAGGTGCAGCCGTCTTTGGTGGCTCGTAAGGCGTTTGAATGACCCCGGGGGACATTCCACCTGTTGGAGTACCAGCGCGGCTGACTTCGACTGGAGTTGTTGGCAAAAGTGCTTTGGCGTCTTGCAAAAGACCCAACCGTTCCGCATAAGTTTGACCCGAAGAACTAAGACGTTCCAAACGCCCTCTATGCTCCTCTGGTACGCTTGCCAATTCGTTTTGGTACTGACTTTGCAAATGCTGACGGTACTTTTCAGTTTCCGCTTGCAAGGGAGTCAGTTCCTTGACCTTGTTAAGCGCATCTTCTCGCTCCGCTCTAAGTCGTTCGATCTCACTCATCTTCTCCCGCTCAAGAGCGGTAGCCTTTTCTGCCTCCGCTTGAGCTTGAGCTTGAAACGCTTGAGCTTGGGCCTGAGCCTCCCTTAGTTGGGCTTCAAGGTTCTTAGCGTGATCCCGAATCTCTTTGATGGGGGTTGATTCTTCAATTTCACTCATTTTCTGCCTCGGCTAAATCTACAAGTGTTACCGGTTCGGTAGGGTCGTTTTGTTTCTTGCCCTTTTTCTTTTCTACTACCCGAAGATAAACGTTGCAATGGGTTTCTTCGTCCCACTCAAGCCATTTAACCTTTACGCCACCAAGTTCTGTTGAAACGGGGTGATCTTCGTATGGATTGCCCTCGTATGGTTGACCGTAGAAAACCGGTGCGTCCTCGGGGCCGTCAAACTCTTGAGTGATAGGGTCGTAGTTGCATACATAGCTTTTGCGCTTTGCGCTTTGCCAATCGTATGTTTCTTCCGCAACTGGTAACGCTGAATTAACCGCGTCTTCAATGATTTGTGCTTTTGTTTTGTTAGCCATGATCTTTCTCTGCATTTAGCCACCGCAGGAGGTGGCTTGGCCAAGGGCCAAATTGTTATTCTTCTTCGGGTAAAACGGTTAATTCCTTAAACCCTTCGTACCCTTCTTCTTCCTTCTGTTCTTCGTCCTCTTTCTCTTGAACTTCAATAATTTGCGCTACGTTTGCTCCAATTGCCTTGAGTGCGAATTGCTGTTGAATCTCTTCAATTAAATTGTCAACGTCAATAACCGAATCTTTAGCTGCAACATACCTAATCGCGCGCTCCATAGTCGTCAGGTTGTTTTGAACAAGATACACTTGCCTTTCTGCCGCTTCCATAAGTTCCGCTTCGGCAAGCGAGAAGTAGGAAGGCCATACCGCTTGCACGTCTTCTACCTCGTCCCACCCTTCGACCCCGGCATTTCTCATTCCTATGCCCATTCGCTCAAAGAACACGCACAAACCGTCCTCGCCGTAGCATTGACGCTTCTCCTCGGTTCGGTCAATAAGTGGCGCGTAAAGTTGGTGCATCACCGCCGCCGTCATGTAACCTTTGTTGGTAACGTCGGCGTAATCAAGGTCTACGCAACCGGTCGCGTCATAAAGCTGCTTCATTAACTCCTCCGCGTACCTGTTTAAGTAAATCCTAAAGTCGGGATCCTGCTCAAACTGCCAGATCTTACCTTGCTGACCTGCGCCGTCCTTGGTTTCCAAAACATCTACTTCAACAGGGTTAGCTGACGTATTGGCTTCGTTTTCCGGGGCGGCAAGGTCAATAAATGCTTTGTCAGGATTGACAATTTTTTGGTTGGACTTATGCTCCAAGTCCCTTGTAAAGTTAACTAGGTCAACAATGTTGTAGAACCGCCAAAGATCGCCAAGACCGTATTGGGTTCCGTCCTCCCGGTTCTTGATGTACCAAAACGGAATAATCTTAAACGGGTTCTTTTCGGTGTAGTCAATCTCCCAATGCTCAAACCCATCCGCTTTTCGAGCGGTGGTATAAGGATCTGAAATTTGATTTTGAGAAATAGACGCAACCGGAACCGGTTTGTAGACGACGTGGGTCTTATCCGTCCAGTCTTCTCTACACCATTCGTAGTAACCCTTAATATGGTTCCATACCGGAACTTGGGTTCTGACCATCAGAAGCTTGTCGGTATACAACGAATCCCAATAAAAACGTGTTTGCTCGGCAGGATCCAGAACGTCAATTTTGACCCCGCCTTCTTCTTTGTCGTACCACCATTTAAGGGCTACTCCACCGGACAAAGCCCCAATTCGACCCACTACAAGTGATCGTCTGGTCATGTCGTTAGCCGTCCATGTATCGGTAACCATTTCTGTTCCCGAGTCGGTTTCGCACCGGAACGTCAGCGGACGGGCAAAAAGGAATTGAACTCCTTTTTCAACAATGTGGTTAACAAATGGTAAGCACCGAGGGAATGGGCCTCGGTCTTCAATCTTCCAATCCCTTGTCATTTGGGAGTATTGGGGATACGGAAAAAGATCGTGATATGCCCTTGCTGCACGGGAGATGTTGCGAATCATCTCGTATCCCGGAGGATTGTGCGGCGTTCCTACTAGCAAGTCTGGATTGGTGTGCATATCAAATGTACGTTCTTTGTTTTTGTGGCAACTTCCGTTGCTGCTTAAATTTCAATGCGATGTCTGAAAACGCCCCGCTAGAGGCATCTACCATGTCATCGTTCTTTCCGTTAGGGAACGTTCGATGTTCTTCGATGTATTCCCTGTTCCATGCCCCTCTGACTATTGTAACATTCCCGGCGTTGACTTGTGAGGCAAAAGTGTCGGCCCTTGTTGTTTTGCTCCCGGTTTCCCTTACCTTTGTTACCTTGTAGCCGGAAAACATTCGTATAAACCCTAGTGCTTGGTCTTTACCCGCGCTCCCCGGATCTTCCGGAACAATGATCTTAACCTTTGTACCGTCGCTTCCTGCCACGCGAAGCATAATGTTGTTTCGTTTGTCCGTTCCTTCTTGGAAACGTACACAATCTAAGACGTAATATCTGCCTTGCGCGTCTCTGCCAATTTTTACCCCGGCGGTATAGTCCCCTCTTCCGGAGGACGCGGCAATATCCCATTTCCTAACCGTGTACACCATTGGTGGCAACTCGGCCTCGGAGATAAAGTTGAATTGGTTAATCTGAAACAACGAGCCGCCCCGAGCGGTCGGAGATCCTTGGAACAAACTTTGAAAGTTGTAGTCCCCCATTTCGGCTCGTTGAGCCTCTAAAAAGTCTACGGGCTTTTGCTCCGGCCACAACGCCTCTCCGGGTTGTCTGCCTAAAACGTCGCCTTCTTCCGCAATTGCCGGCAGGTTAATGTGAGTCCAACTGGGATCCCCCTCTGCCTTGATTCTTCCAATAAGATCATCCTCATGCCAACGGGTAGCAATAACAAATACCCGGGTCTGAGGCCAGAACCGTTGGACGATAGAACCCGTCCACCAATCCCAAATAATGTTGCGAACCGCCTCGCTTTCCGCTTGTTCCCTAGAGTTAATCGGGTCGTCGCAAACCAACAAACTAATAGGGTTAATCCCCGTAGGCGCGTTCCCCACTCCTCTTGCTACTAGCCTTGCACCGTTCTTTAAGTGCCAATCGGCCATAGCGTTAGAACTTTTATCCAGAAGTCCAAGATCGTCCGCTAAATTCCTTGTGGGCCGGGATAAATTCTTTTCGGCAAACTCTTGGTTGTAGCCTGTAAAAACAATGGCGTCGTTGGGGTTTCTAAGTCCCCAATAAATAGGTAACCGAACGGTAACCGTGTCGGTTTTAGCGTGGCCCGGTGGCATAGAAAGCGTTACCCGGCGAAGATCCCCGCTGACTACCTGATCTATGACCCCGCATATGTAATCAATATGTTTAGCAGGGCCATAGTAGGCAGGAACGGTCGTGGGATACCATTCGCTAAATGTCGGATTCGCTTTCAGTAGCCTGTCCAGCTCTTCTCTTTCGCGCTTGCTCAAGTATGGCAGACATTCTAGCAAGTCGCTCTTCATCTGTGAGAGATTCAATTGGTTTACCGTCCGTAGTTAAGTCTACTTGAGATTTGTCGCCATAAATCTTTGGCAACACTTTGCAAGCTACCCATTTTCTGGTGTCTACCCGAAGCCGAGCGCGTTGAATGTTCTCGTGGTCAATTACTTTTCGGCCGTCAACAATCTTGTAATCGTCATCGGAGTTGTCGGCAATCTCCATGATCTCGTCAACGTATTTTTCCGCTTGAAGCTCTCTTGCCCTTTTGTACAGATCCGCAAACGGATGCTCTTTGTT